GTATTTAGATTCCAATTCGCCAATACTTCTAAGCAAAAAAAAACACTTGGTTGTGCTATCGACATTGGTGCGTTTAGAAACTTATCTGCTACCTCAGCGTGTTTGTTACCATCGTATTTGAATGATAGGTATTGAGCAGGCTCATAAGTTAAGGCACAAAGTTCGTGTAGTTTATTAGGAAAGTAGTCGGGCTGCTCCATTAACGTTTTAATCGTAATGTAACGAGCCACGTTTATATCGTTTACCGAGCGTGATGCCTTGTAAAAGTTACCACCTTGCCATGTAATTAACTTAGGTTGTGGTTTATACTTAACAGATTTTAATAAGCCGCAAGTAAAAGACTTAAATGATACTTTAGGTTGGATGGGTTTGGTAAGGAATGAAAGGCTTTTAACTAAGTACTTGTAATGCTTTAAATCTAAGTTTTCAACTTCGTCATAGGTTTTGCCGGTAAAGAATGAAATGATACGTGACCAATCTACTTCGCCCTGTAGGTGGGGATAGATGGTTTGGTATTGTTCAATGGTTACTTTATTCCAATTAAAAGGTATTGTCATATACCTATTAAATACTAAAAAAGTTGATTTGTTTTAGGCAAATGAATAACGACCTGAACCTTTATTTATCTTATTAAGAGCTACATAACGAATAGCATCAATAGTGTGATTGTTAAAATCAACGGGTATATTTTTACCATCTATCCATTTATAGGACCTAAACTCTTTTATGGTATAAGTTGACGTTCGGGTTATGTTAATCTTAAATTGCTTTAAAGTGTCTATTGAATTACGGATTGAGTCTGCTCCTTTGTTAGCCCCTTGAATATTAAAACCTGCCCTTGTTAAGTCTTCAATACTTTTAGGCTCAGCACTATCAGCAACTATTGGCATGGCTCTTGTTACACCTAACCTTGTTAATTCGTTTGCAATATCGCTATTTGTTAATCCTGTGCGATATAACAGCTCGTCTATGTATATCTCACTATTGTATCTAAATACTTTTATAACCGTTGTAGGGTCATTAGTAAAGCCAAAGTCCATACCTATTCCAAGTAACTCAGCACCCAAAGGAATGTTATCTACAATATCAAAGTTTCTAAAGACTAAGCCCTCTATTTTACCAGTCATGCCACGAGCATAAACCTTGAATAGTTCCATGTCTTTAAACCTTAAGCCCTCTATTTTATCTCGTATCTTTTGAGCAACAAAAGGATTGTGCCGGTGGTCGGATATGAATAGTTTAACGCCATCCGTACCTATTAGATTTTCATGCACCCAGAACTCAGCGTTTGGATTGTAGTCGATATAAACTTGTTTACGGGTACGCATATACAATTCGTTAAATATATCGTATGTTATACCCTGCGCTTCGTTTATGAATAGATAATCCCTTTTACCAGACTTCGCACCTTGAGCGGTCTCATAGCTTTTAAACTCCATTACAGAGCCATTAGCAAATTGAAAGATACGGTCTGTTCTATTGTAGTCTGCTATCTTATGCCTAAGTTGTTCGCTATTGTTGTAGATATCTAAGGCATCACGTAACGCCCCGGCTTTTAAGTTAGGGATTGATTCACCAACAACTGTGATAACTATTGGCGATTGAATGGCTTTAGTGAATAGGACTTGAAGTATTGAATATGTTTTCCCAGACGAAGATCCTCCTTGGTTTACGAGTACATCTTCGGTAGCAAAGTAATTAGCTTCATATAGGCATGAGGTTTTAAACACATTAATCTAAACTAATATCCTTTTCATTACTACTAAGTGGCGAATCGCTTTTAATAATCTCAACTGTTGTATTGAGGTTTGTATTCTCGTTTTTAGCCTCAACCTTATCAGTCATGCCTAATTTATTCTTTGCATAGAATATTCCTTTGCCCTCATTAGCTACAATATCAACAGCTAAAGAACAAAATAAATCGTCTATCTTTTTTATAGTGTTACTTTTTTGCTCACAATCGCCTTTTAACCACTCGTAATAAGTCTTCCTAGCAATTGTATCACCCAAGTTCATTGGAAGCCATATATTCAAAAAGAACGCTATTGTAGGTATATGCCTTTCCTTTTGGTTAACTATCTTTCCGCTACCTGTTGCCACTTCTTTAGAATGGTTTAAACATACCTCAACATATTTTTGAGCGTATTCTGGTAGGCTTGTTATAAATTCTTCACTTTTTGCCATTCTGTTTGGTATTCGTAAATATCCTGCATTAGTTTAAACATACAATTATCTCACCTAAAATATGTGAGTTTGCTACATCACAAGGTAGCGTCATTTTACTAAAGTCTATCATCTTAAAAAGTTATAGTTACTAATTACTTCATCTAAGATAAGGTTTTTATTTGACTTATCCCAACAATTTAATAAAAAGTTGCAGTCTGCTACGGGATCAGTCGTAAAGCATCCAAAGCGTAAACCATCTATTAAGGTAGTTCTTATTAATCCTTGCGCTCCATCTGTATAACAATGCGCTGGCTTTTGTGCTATTCTAATACTACCGTCTAACAATCTTTGTTGCCCAACAATCATATCATAATCATTTTGATACTTTTTAAATATATCGTAGGTATTGTGATTGAATGTAGTATCGTCATCTAAACCAAAAAAGAAACCATCTTCTAAATTATCTAAGGCTTTGTTAACTTTTTTACCTACTCCGCTTAAGTCATCAATACAATCAACTGTTAAGTAAGGAATATTATATGCTTGGCATTCTTTAATAAGTATCTCTCTGTGTTTGGCAATTACAACAATCCAATTAATATCTTCATAGTCGGGTATTGAGTCGGCTACTTTCTTAATCATTCCACTCCGGAATAAAGGTGTAAATATATTTAGTTTCATTCGTATATCCATTGTTGAGTTTCTATTGTCCACATCGAATAACATGGGTGAGCAGAAATATGACCTGTAAAGTCAAAGCACTTCATATCTTCGCCATTAACATAACCTATCCAACCTTCAGCATCATGCCTATTAAACACAGGGGGTGCTAACATTTTACGAACGTGAGATAATGAAGTCCACCAGAATGTACCGCCAAAAAAAGGACTACCTCTGTGTTCAACTGAATGATGTGATGGTCGCATCCAATGTTGACCAACTGCATCAAAGCCCTCATTTAGTTTTTGTACTGCTATTTGCCATTGACCAACGTTGTAATAAGTCATTGATCTTCGCCATGATTGATTAGGTTGTTCAGGACGTGATGAGCCTTTAGAGTGAGCATATAAAACATATCCGTCATTATCTTGGGCAAATTCATACATAGGTATTTGAGTAACCTGCTCCCAACCTGTATCGGATGTTGCTATCACATCAAAATTAATACGTTCGTTAATTAGGTATTGAATAACGGCTGTACGGTTATGGTCTGCCCCAACTATTCCAATACGGAACGCTGCAAGGTTATCAATAAGCCCCCATTTACGTAGGGCTTTAATATGTTCGCTAACTGGTTCTAACCATTGACCGTCTGCGTATATGTGGTAATAGTGGTAGAGTTTATTTGAATCGCTCATAAAGTTCTTTACGTTTATCAGTTAGCAAATTTAATGAATATTTTTTAGTATCTAAAGTTAATTGTGCAGCCGTATCTTTTACTAAGTTAGGATTACTTAGAATGTATTTTGACCATTCGTAAAAGTTTCCCCAAGTCAAATCAAAGCTATTCTTTTTAGTCATTAAAGAACTATAAGGGTTAACATTGTGACCCATAAATGCACATCCTTTATGCCCTGCTTCAATCATTTTTAACTCTGATTTGCAATTATTAAAATCATTGTCTATTAAAGGCGCAACTAAAATATCCATTTCATCGTAAACCTTTGCAAATTCATATACCGGCAAAGCACCCACTCTACGGTATGGTTTACTAATACCACTAGGGAACTTATATTTAACCAATCGCAAACAATACTCACGCTCAACAGGTAAAAGTGTTTTAAGGTTATCGGTTAGCATTCGTTCATATCCAATATAAACCGACTCTTCGCTTTTAATAGCGTTCCAACCTGTTAAGATAACTTGGCAATTACGGTTAAAGTCTGCATCGTATAAAGCAGTTTGCACGTCTTTATGAATAGACATAACGTCGGGTATGTGAGTTGTGCCTTGCGTAAATCCGTATCTAATCCGTTTAGAGTTTACGTGGTTGTTTTGCCACACGCTATCATCCGTATCAATACCATTTTCAATAACATAAACTTCTTTATTGTGTTCTTTAATCTTACCGGCTAATATTTCAGTTGTGCAAATAACAAAGTGAGCCGCTTTAATTGAATCTATTATTAATTGTGGTTTATTAGTTTCTTTATAATGTTCGTATAACAAATGGTCTTCAGGCAAAATCCAATAGTCATCAAGATCTAAACCAAAACGAATGCCTAACTTATTAAGGGCTTCTATAATTCCGTTGCTATTATCTATTTCACGACAAAATAAAACTAAGTCAATAGTTTTTAAAAAGTCATCAGGATAAATGTCATTAGGTTTAGAATGCACAATTTCAAAGTCTGGGTTTAAACGTGCTAAAACTTCATGCGGTTTATTCATGCGATAATAAGACACAGCGTTGAACTCTGGCTTGTTATCTTTAATGTTAAAGCTGTGTATTAGGAGTATTTTCATCAAACGTATGGTGTTTTAAATTAAGTTCTTTCATTCTGTGTAAACGGTATCTATTAGCATCAATTATCAATTCGTTACCACATGATGAGCAAACGTAACCGTTATTAATTACTTTGTAAGCTGCTATTATTTCTGCCATAATGCCCTCGCATCCTCTAGGGATAAATAGTTCTTTACTATAAATCTCAAAAAACTGAGAGTGTTTAACTAACACATCCATTGCTTCGTCTCTGGTCATCTTAATCTATTAAATATTAAACAAATAGTCATTGATAGTAAAGAGGTAACTCCTGCTATAATTATACAAAACGGTTCGTTATAAGAGTAAATAAGAGCCATCCAAAAGGATAAACACTTTACGCAACTGAATGGGTATAAATGTTTAAAGCCCGTTGCTATTAAAATACGTTGTGGTATTGTTGAAAGTTCAGCAAACCAAAAGGCAAATAAAGCGATGTATAAATAATTAACCATTGATAATATATTTTAGTTTACTTTTTAAAATCTCTTGGTATTCCCTACAACTTTTATAAATGGCACATCTTTTTATTCCAATGTATTGCGAAAAACGACCAGCGTTTTTAAATGATTTAATAGCTTCAAAGCCTGCAATGTTATTATTTGAATGGTTATAAACCCTCGCTCGGTATCTTATTTCCATTCTATCGCTATCACTATCTTTAGCTATTATTTTCTTTGCAGCTTCAAAAACTATATCGGCTGTCGGGTCGTAGTCTTTAGATATTTGATTTATGTAAGTCCTATCAAAATCAAAAGCATCTATGTTTTGTAAGGTGTTAGCGTATTCCATTAAGTTAGAAGTTGAGCCATCTGTATGTTGTTTAAATGTATTTCGCTTTAACCAAATATTCCTAATTGTTTTAATTACAAAAGGGCTTAGGTAACCATCATTGTATGCCTTAACAAAACGATCATCTTTAGTTTCACAGATAGCTAAGATAGTTTCTTGGTATAAGTCTTCTGCTATGTGTGTACGTGGTGACGCTAATTTATGGCAGTATTTCAAAAAACTGTCGTTTGATATTATAACCTCGATTACTTGCTTATGCGTCATCGGATGTAAATATAATAATTTATTTTATATTGTAACAAAGTTTTAATAAATAATTCCAAGTATATTTAACATCCCCTACCCAAACATCCACATCCTTAGTAGGCAGTGAATGTGTTTTAAGGTAGTTTTTAATTATTTGGTAGGCTAATTGTGGGGTCATATCTAAAATGGATCTATTTCGTTTTTACCGTTGTTTGTAATTATATCAAGTGGGCTTGTTAAAAAGTTATCATTTTGTTGAAGTTCTTTTGGTTTATTAGATTGAATCCAACTATCATTATTTGGCATTCCTTTGTAATATCTACCGTTTGTTTTATCCCAAGCTAATTGGCAGCATCCAGTTTGTCCCCAATGTTTAAACTTTACCTTTTGGA